GAATTTCTAACTGCTACCACTTTCCAAGTATTCGGCCCAGAAGGCAATTCTATTGGTAACGGTTCTACTGGCGTAGCTTTCAACGCTGGTGGCCTGAGCTTCACTATCACTGTTGGTGCAACTCCGATGGTTGCTGGTGACGGCTTTAACATCACTGTAACCGCTGGTGCTGCTATTCCTTTTGGTACTGTTGTTTTCCGTGCTAAAGGTCTCGGTAAAGCTGCTGCTTGGGCACCTGTAACCACCAACGCTTCTCTGGTAACTACCAATGAGTTTGCTGTTGTTTTCGGCAACCACTATGGCTTCGCTGCTGACTTCGTTCTGCGTCCTGTAGTTGCTGGTAAGTATAACGCTATCGTTGTTAAGCGCGATGCTGGTGTTAAAGAATACTACCTGAAAGCTGTACACGGCACTGCCCTTGGTGCTGATTTCGATGTTCTGAAACAACTGCTGGCTGATCAAGGTCTGGTTGTTCTAGACGATGTCACCAACCTCGGCCTGTAAGACACAGACGTTTAATTAACTAATCTAAAGAAGGAATAAATAATGCCTCTAATTATTGACAAGAATATTGACCGTCTGAGTCAGGGTAAATACGTTGAACTAACCGACATTCTGGTAGAAATTCCACGTAACGAAGGTATCATCGATCAGCTTGGTATCTTTGAAGATGTATACGTTACCCAAAAGAAAATTGAGATTCAGCGTAGCACATGGTCTAACCACCTTGTAAAAGATAAGAACTGGGATGCTAAACCTGACACCCTGGTTGGTAAGCAAACTCGTGGTTTCATCCAAGCTTCTATCCCAAACATGGCTCTGCTAGATGCCATCAAGCCTCAAGACATCGACGGTGTTGCTAAAGTAGATAGCATCTTTGAAGCTGCCGGTCTTGAAGAAGTTATGGATGTTCGTGTTGAAAAGCTGGCTTACATGAACGGCTCCTTTGATGATACCGAAGAAGCTGCTCGTATGCAACTGCTGAAAGATGGTACTGTGTACGCACCAAGCGGCACTCTGGCTACCTCCTATGGCGATACCATCGACTTCTATCAGGAAATGGGTGTTACTCGTGAAACCGTAACCCTCCCCCTGACCGGTGCCAACGACCCTCGTACCGCTGTAAGCGATCTGGTTCGTAAGATGAAACTGGCTCTGCGTACTGCCCCTACCCGTGGTGGTTATCGTGAACTGATCGTCCTGTGTGGTGCTAACCTGTTCGATGCGGTTGTTACCAACCCGTTCGTCACCGAAGTTACCAAATACTTCAACCAAGACCTGACCCGTCTGCTGACTGGCGTTGCTGAACAAGCTCGTGGTTACAACACCTACTTCCGTGAAGTAACTGTATGGGGTGTTCGTTTCATTGATGCTGGTGCTGGTGGTATGGTTGATCCTGCAACTGGTGATTTCGTACCGTGGATTGCAGAGAATGCTGGTATTGCTCTACCAACTGGTGTCCGTGGTATGTTCAAAACCTACTACGCTCCTGCTAACCGTTTCAGTGATGTGAACAAGCGTGCCCGTGGTCGTTACTACTGGGAAAAACTGAACGATGAAGATGATCTGATCCAAATGAAAGTTGAATCCAACTTCATGAACGGTCTGCTCTATCCTCAAGCAGTATTTGACGTAGCATTCACCTAATAGTGTGAGCATATATGGGCGGCAATGCGCCGCCCATTGTTGTTTTAAGGAGACGTAAATGACTGAAGAAGAAAAGATTGCTCTCCTTGCTCTTATGCTAGGTGATGTTCCGGGTGGCCCATACTACCCAATGTTCACTGAAGCTCAGTATGCTCAGTTCCTTACGTTAGGTAAAGGCGATGTTAACCGAGCTGCTGTATATGCTGCCATTTCTGCTGGATATATGGTGAGTGGTGAATCATCTCGTGAAGTGATTGGTGAGCTGCAAATTTCTAATTCTACTGGTGCTAATTACCTCAAACTTCTTGATTACTTGATTAGTAACGTAGGACGTGTTCCTCCTGCTGGTTTGATGCCTTGGTTTGGTAATGATGGCCCTTGTGACAAGAACAAACTTCTAAATTATAGAGTGTGTGATGTTGTCAACTATGAAACTTTCTTGAACGTCTGGAATAAGACTGGAGAGAGTTGCTGCTCTTCTTGCTGAGGGATAAGCCATGATGCATCAACGAATGAGAAACATGGTTATCAAGCAACTTGGTTTGGCTCCTAAAGGACAAGGGGTGCAACTGACACTCACTAAAGTAGAAGATGGAGAATTTGACCCAACTACAGGAACTATTCCTCAGACTACCAGTGAGTACACTGGGACAGGTGTAAGAGTTAATTACTCCGAGTACACTCATAGAAACTTTGATATCCCTTATAGTGACTATCAGATTTACTTGTCTCCTATCCAGCTTACCGCCGTAGGCGACCCTATTGCTGAAATGCCAACCCCAAGCATTGACGATACAATCAACTTCCTTGGTCATTTAGTCAAGATTATTGAAGTTAACCCATTCAATGAAAATGGGTATGGCTGTGGGTGGAAGCTTAGGGTGAGGACAAGCTGATGAATGATTTCACTAAAGCCCTGCAAGACTGGACAGCAGAAGTAAAAGCTACAATGAATGGAATCTTTCGTGATGTTGTCATTGAGATTGGTAGGAGTGTTGTCAGACTTAGCCCTGTTGATACAGGTCATTTTAGAGGGAACTGGCAACTAACAATTGATAGCGAAGGCTCTGGTGAACTTTCAAGGGAAGATATTTCTGGAAGTGCAACGATTGCTGATATTGTTTCTAAAGCAGGGACACTAACTGCTGGACAAGTAGCCTACATTGTTAACCATGTTGAATACGGATATGACCTTGAATACGGTACATACTTCGGCCCAACAGCTAAGGTGACAGAGGAAGGCTTCAGTAGACAAGCTCCTGAAGGTGTACTGAGGATTACAGCAGCAAGGTTCAGTGAAATTGTAAACGAGGCAGTTCGCCTTAATATTTAGAGGACGAATATCAAATGTCTCATGCAAGAGTAAGGAATTTATTTCAAACAGCTTTAAATACCTACGCAAAGAATAAAGGAATTAGAGTTGCATTTGATAACGTGCAATTCACTCCAACAACCAATGAAACTTATTTAGTATCTCATTTAATGCCTGCCTCAACAAATAGTGGAACATTGAGTGGCGATCATAAAGCTTTCGTCGGCGTATATCAAATAACTATTGTATCCCCATCAGGCAGAGCAACATCAAAATCAGATGAAATCTCTGCGGAGTTACAACAAGAATTTACCGTGTACAAGCGGTATACAGAGTCTGGATCACTTTCTGATCCACTTACCGTCACGGTTATGAGTCCGCTTCATACACCAGAAGGTAAAGTTCAGAATGGAGGCTGGATCGTCCCTTGTTATTTTGATTATCGAGCGGACACAAATTAAAAATTAAAATGTAAACAAGAGGAAATAAAAGTGGCCTATACACTTCCAAATGGTAGCACCATTGACCTAGCTTCCAGCTACAGTGCTCCTGTAGTTATTACCAGCATTTCTAATGCTAATCCTGCGGTAGTTACTGCTACTGCTCACGGTTTCACTGAAGGTGATATTGTTCAGATTACTTCTGCATGGGAGCGTCTAAACAACCGCTCTTTTGTAGTTGGCACTGTTACCATAGATACTTTTACGCTTGTCGGTTCTCAAGTTGATACTACCGATACCACTTTCTTCCCCGTTGGCAGTTCTTCAGGTACTGCTAAGTCTGTAGAGACTTTTGTACAGGTTCCTCAGATTACTGCTGTAGAGTTTGCGGGGGGTGAACAGAGCTTCCTAGACGTGCAATTTCTCAGTTCCAGCACTCAAGTCCAGCTACCTACCACTAAGTCAGCTATCACCATGACACTGACTGTGGCTGATGACCCTGCACAAGCCTTCGTACCTGTAGTTCAAGGTTACGACCAAGACCTTAGTATTAATACCATTCGCTTGAACTTGGTGAACGGTGACAGCATTCTGTACCCATCTATCGTCACTTTCTCACCAACCCCGGGCGTAACTATTAACGAACTGCTCGTCAATACCATGACTATGGCAGTCCAAGGCCAGCCCACCAGATATACTCGTGCATAAGTAGTTGACCTCCAATACCTAGTTTTGGTATAATACGAAGACCGGATGCTTTGTCCGGTCTTTAATTGGAGGAAATAAAATGGCACCAAGACCCGGAATGAAACTGTTGTGCGGTATCGGAATTAATGATACAACTGACCCGGTTTATATTAATTATAAAGATGGAAATAAGTGGTGGTGTCCTTACTACTCTTGCTGGTATAACATGCTTCGCAGGGTTAGCGGCAAGTACGACACTAAGAAAAATGAATCTTACAAAGAGACTAAGGCAACTGAAGACTTTCTAAGATTTTCAAAATTCAAACCTTGGATGGTGTCACAAAAGTGGGAAGGTAATTCCCTAGATAAAGATATCTTCGGAGACGGTTCATTATACTCTTTTGAAACTTGTTGCTTCATCCCAGATGACGTTAATGCGTTCTTGACAGGATTAAACACATCGTCGGATAGGCTCTATGGAGTGTCTTATAGAGCACATTCAGACGTATACACATCTGCCGTAAGGTATAAAGGAATTCTTAACCATATGGGTTGTTTTCCGAATAAATACTTGGCTCGTGCATCTTACGTTGAAAAGAAACTAGAGTTCTGGGAAGAAGTAGTTGTTGAACACAAGCTTTCCGAAGAGATTGCAAACGCAGTAAGAAAGAAATACCAAACAGCTTACGACGACGCAATTTGTCTGAGCAAAACAATTTAAGGAGAATTAACGTGGCGAAACAATTCAAGATTGCACAAAACCCCTCATTCAAAGAGAAGGTAAAGATTCCTCGTGTTGGTGGTGAGCCACTAGAAGTGGAGTTTGAATATAAATATCTCACCCGTAAACAACTTGCTGCTCTGCAAGATGAGTGGCAGGCTGAAACCAAGAAGATGGTGAGTAAGTGGACTGAAGCTGAAGAGTCAGAATATTCTCTTGAGGAAATGGCAGAGGATGAAATCCAATACAACGTAAAACAACTGAAAGATATTGTTGTTGGTTGGAACTTCTCTGATGAGTTTAATGACGAAAACATTCGTGCTCTTGTTGAAGCCACTCTTCACACCACTGATGCTGTTGTACGTGGTTATCACGAAGCCTACTCCAAGGCTAAAGTGGGAAACTAAAAAAGGTCGGTAGAGCCTTGTATGAACAAGATGCTCCAGACAATATGCTAAGCTTCTTTGGTCTATCCAAAGCTGATCTTCCAGACGAAACAATTGATGTGCTTCCAGATAACTGGCAGCCTTTCCTTGTTTTTGATGGAATGTCTACTCAATGGCGTACTGGAGCATGTGGCGCTACCGGCTTAGACTATAATGTAATCCCTCTTGTTGCACAATCTGTAGGTGTTAAGAAAAAGAATATTCCTGATATTTTATATGATATCAGATTGCTTGAATCAGAAGCCTTGAAGGTGATGATTGAACAAAGAGAAAAGAAATAAAATAACATTTAGCTTTGAGAGGGAACAATGCCTACAATTGCAGAATTAACGATTAAGGTTAATACAAGTGACCTTGACAGAGCTAATAAAGCTTTAGACCAACTCTCTAAGAAAACCCCGAACACAGGGAAAAGTGTAGAAGGGTTGGCTGATGATTTCACCAAGCTACAAGAAGAAATTGATCCCACTGTTAAAGCTCTTAACAGGCTTCAACAACAGCAAGACAGACTTCAGACAGCCTTTGCTAAAGGTGGTGTAAATACCCAAGAGTATTCCCGCCTTAATGGGATCATTGAAGCTAGTCGTAAACGGATTAATGATCTAGGGGAAACAACCGGCAAGACAGCCAAAGAAATTAACTTTGCAATGCGTGGTTTGCCTGCTCAGTTTACTGACATCTTTGTATCTTTGCAAGGTGGTCAAGACCCTCTGACTGTATTGCTGCAACAAGGTGGTCAGATTAAGGATATGTTTGGCGGCATCGGCCCTGCATTCCGTGAAATGGGTGGTTACATTCTAGGACTCATTAATCCTCTGACAGTTGGTGCTGCTGCCCTCGGCGCTATGGCACTTGCATACTACCAAGGCTCTAAAGAAGCAGACGCTTTTCGTTTGTCCTTGGTGAGTACAGGTAATGCTGCTGGCACTACTGTAAGAGAACTTCAGACAATGGCAAGAAATGTTGCTGAAGTCACAGGTAACGTAGGTAAAGCTTCTGCTGTACTTGCTCAACTTGCTAACAACACTAAGATTGACACTGATTCGTTTGAAAGAGTGACAGAAGTTATTCTCGGGTGGGGTGCCGCTGCTGGTGTTGCCACAGAAGACCTTGTACAAGAATTTAGTAAGATAGCAAAAGAACCACTGGACGGGGTGATTGAATTAGACAAGAAATATAACTTCTTGACAGCTTCGATCTATAATCAAATTCGTGCACTACAAGAGCAAGGTAAAACGCAAGAAGCAGCTAAAGTCGCAACTGATGCTTTTGCTGATGCACTTTCTGGTAGAACACAAGAGATGGTTACTAATCTTGGCTATATTGAGCGAGGTTGGAAAAGTGTAAAAAGTGCAATCCTCGGCGCATGGGATGCTGTTAAAGAGGTAGGACGATCCTCTGGCGACCTTCTTGATCAAGATATCGCTAAACTTGAAGATCGGCTGAAACTTCTCCAAGAGGGTGGGCGGAGAGGGATGCAATAGCTAACCCCGAAGCAGTTGCAAACCTTCAAGCGCAGATTGCAGCACTTAAATCTATTCGTCAGTCTAATGATGATCTTATTAAGTCAGCTAATGAACGCGAGGCTGCTGAGAACAAAACCTTTAAGGCTGGCGTTGAAGCTAATAAAAGGCTGGACTCAGCTTATCAATCTACTCTATCTAATGTTCAAAGACTCCAAAATCAGATTAAAAAACTTGATGCTGATTTTAATAAGTCTAAGACAGCAGGGACACTTGGAGACAAAGGTGAAGAACGCTATTTGGCTACAAGAGCTGCTCTTGTTAAACAAATAACAGAAGCTGAAACCTCTGCTGCTAAGAAAGTAGAAAAGAGTAATGAAGTAAGACAAACATCTGCTGATAAACTTCTTTCTACAATCTTACAACAAGGCGCTGCACTTCAGAATCAACTTGAAACGCAAGGCAAGGTTCTTACTGAAGAAAATAAGCTTGAGAAGCTTAAAGAACGTATTCGTATTGCAGAACAAGCTGCTGCTCAGGGTAGGGCAGATGCTGATCAAAAGAGTATTATTGCAAGTAAAGATATACTTTTAGCTGAGCAACAAAAGAACGTAGAGCTGCAAAAAGGAATCGCTGCTGAGCAAGAAAGAGTTAGGCTTAAAAACCTTCAAGCATCTATTGATGCTCGTATTGCATCTAATCAACAGAAGTATGATGACAGGCTTGTTGGGGTAGGTTTGGGCGATAAAGAGAAAGAGCGTTTAAGAGAGCGTCTTGAACTTCAGAAGAACTATGACAGAGAGCTTGCCCGCCTCACTAAACAGCGTAACGAAAGAGGTAATGCAGGTCAAAGTGAGTTCGAATCTGGTACAGCTAAACTTCAAGCTGAACTAACAGCGAATCAAAAAGCTCTTGAAGAAAACTACGCTAAAATGGATGCTGCCCAAGCCAATTGGAAAAATGGCGCTTCTGCTGCTTGGAGCAATTATCTTGCAGAGGGTAAGAACGTAGCGGGCATGACTCAAAGCTTTTTCACTTCAGCTTTCAGTTCGATGGAAGATGCCCTTGTTGGGTTTGTCACTACAGGTAAACTCAGCTTCAAAGACTTGACCATAAGCATCCTAAGTGATCTTGCTAAAATGGCAACAAAGATTGCTGCCAATCAACTGATAATGTCTATTATTGGTAGTTTTGCGGGCGCTGGAAGTGGTGGTGCAAGTATCTCTGGTTACACAGGAAGTGCGTACTCTAGTTGGGTAGCTGCTCAAGCTGACGGTGGTGGTTGGAATAAAGGTACACAATTCTTTGCCAAAGGTGGTGCTTTCACCAACTCTGTAGTGAGTAAACCTACAGCGTTTGGGACAGGCTCTGGTCTTGGTATCATGGGTGAAGCTGGCCCCGAGGCTATTATGCCTCTTACCCGCACATCCGATGGTCAACTTGGTGTTAAAGCTGCTGGAGGTGGTGGAAGTACAGTAGTAGCTCCTGTGAGCGTCACTGTCAATGTAAGTGATTCTGGTGCGGGTTCTAACAGCCCCAGTAATAACACAGAGCAACAAGGTCGTGCAGTTCAGATGGCTATCAAATCAGAAGTTGAGAAGACTATTCAGATTGGTCTGCAACCTGGCGGGATGATCTGGCGTAGTTTGAACAATCGTTAATATTAGAACAGGAGGCGCCTTTTACAGGCTAATTATGGCAGTTCCAGTATTTGAGTTTCCTGTTCTAGCTAATGATACAGGATCAAAAGAATATCTCACAAGATCAGCAGTGTTTGGTGATGGGTATGAGCAAGTAAGTGGAGACGGAATTAATTCTTCAAAGAAAACTTGGTCAGTCAGCTATGCTGGTCTTCTTGAGAATGTAAAAGAAGTAGAGGACTTCCTAGATGAGAGGGGAGGCTATAAATCTTTTGCGTGGACAGACCCAATGGGGAGGCTAGGCTTGTATAGAGCCAGAGGCACACAAGTTCTCCCCTATTCGGGTAATGTGTTTAGATTGACAACAACCTTTGAACAAGCTTTTGCTCCATAGGAGAAATTATGGCAATTGAACAAATTAATCTTGGTACAGTTGTCCAAGATGGGGCAGATGGTGATGTTGCGAGAGTTGCCTTTACAAAGGTTAATGCAAACTTCGCTGACCTTGAAAGCAGAAAAGTAGAAAAAGTAACTGGTAAGCAGCTATCAACAGAAGATTACACCAGCGCAGAAAAGATGAAGCTTGGTGGTATTGAGAGTGGTGCTCAGGTTAACACTGTAACAAGTGTTGCAGGTAAAACTGGTGCAGTAGCTTTAGTCAAAGGTGATGTTGGTCTTGGTAATGTTGATAACACATCTGATGCTAACAAACCTGTCTCTACAGCAACACAAACGGCTCTTAACCTAAAAGCAAATGCTTCTACGCAAATTATTGCCGGAACGGGGTTAACAGGCGGTGGTACATTAGATACAAATAGAACTCTTACCGTGTCCTATGGCACTACAGCAGGTACTGCTGCTCAGGGTAATGATAGTAGGTTGAGTGACGCCCGTGAATGGTCTGCTGAAACAGTGGCTCAGGCTGAGGCCGAGGCAGGTACTGCAACTACTCGCAGGGCATGGACAGCTCAGCGAGTTAGGCAGGCGATTGCTGCGTGGTGGAACGGTGTTAGTAG